TGTTTTAAAAATAGCAAGGTTACAACTTCCTGTAAGATTACCATCAAAATTTATACATAAGTTTTCGTATAGCACATTACATTTCCATCCTTGAAAGTTATTTTCATTATTGTTTATATAATCGCCAGAACGTTTTGGTATCGCTACATCGTTTTTGTATAGTGCAATACTTTCATGAATTCTAAAAAGATGCATATTTTTTAACAGGAAATCACTGTCAGGTAATCTTTTTAATCCACTATTCATATACTCTATCATTTCAGGAGTGTAACTTAAATTATCTTTGCCTTTAAATTGTATTACAGGTTTTGCTTCTATAAACCAAGGATTTTTACTTGTTTTAAATTTTTCTATAATACCCTTGCATTTTTCAAAATACTCTGCATCCATTAATACTAGTGCTGTTACAGAAACACCTTGGTCGTATAGATAATCACAAACTTTTATAGTATGATCGACATCAACAAATTCGTGGTGTACACTTAGTGTAACTTTATCAAGATACTTGCTATGTTCTTTCCACCATCTAAGAGTTCTACTACCATTTGTTGTTACTGTAAATTCTATATCATAAACTTTAGATAATCTGTTACAGAATTCTCCAAAGTAAGGCCAAAGTGTAGGTTCTCCTCCTCCTGCAAGATTTAATTCTACTTTGTTTTTATTATAATGTACACGATAAAATTCAAACAATGCATTAAAATTGTTTATAATAGTATCTATATTATCCGAATACCTATACACTCCGTCTGAACAACCCGGAAAACAATATGTGCAATTAAAATTACAAATATCTGTAGGGAAGAACCTAATATCTAATATGTTTTTAGGTTGAAGATTTATTATTTTTACAGGTTGTTCTGTCATAATAAATGTGCTAACTCTGGAAATATTTTTTCTGCACTCAATCCTCGAATAGAATCAAGTTTGTTTGTGTATTCTTTAAAGCCTGAAAGCAAGTGACTATTGTCTTGGGCATTCATGTGTTTTACTACTGCTTCCCAACGTTTCCAGCCGTACGGATTATGTTTCCAATAATCGTCGTCTTGTCTATAGTTTTGCCATAGCCAATCTTTAAAGTCTAGAAAACGTTCTTCTACTTCTTGCTTATCTTCTTTAGGTAAAATCTGTATACTTAAGAATGTGGGAATATAAAGTAAATGCATATTTACTAGGCCGCCGCCCATTTGTACATCGCCAGGAACAGTGCCTGTGTTTAGTTTCTTAAATCCGCTTTCTACTTTCCACTTCATGAAATCTGGCAAGTGTTTAACATTAAAAATTTGTATTGCTGTTGCAAGACTAGTTTGTATGTTGTCTGGTGTATTATCTAGCATATGCAAATTACGTTCTACTGTTTCCCAACTCGTAGGAAAACGTATGTACTCGTCTCTTTCATAACAAGCATCCATACTCACAGCAAATTTTACTTTTTTGAACTTGCTCCATAATTCTATTAGGTCTTCGTCAACCAGCAGTCCATTAGAATTATATCTAAGTAATATTTTGTCTTGATATCCTTGCCTTACAATTTCTTCTATAAATTGTTTATGTTCTTTTATCATTAGCGGCTCGCCACCAGCAAAGTAAACTTGTTTCAAGTTTGGAATTTGTCTATACATTTCTTCCCAAAACGTATCTTTCTCGTGCCACTTGTTATTGAATTCTTTTTTGTCCCACTGCATTTGATTTTTAACTTCGTCACTGCTTAACATTGGCATTAACTTTTTATGGTCTGCTACCCATTTTGAACTATCGTGAGGACTACACATTACACATTTAATATTACAAGTATGTCCTAAACGCAAATCTAAATAGACTAACTGTTCAGGTATAGTTCCGTCTTCCTTTGTTTGACGGACAAGTTCTGCTATATCAACTCCGTCGTCGTCTTGTTGCCAGGTCATACTTTCCCAAATACGTTTACTTACAACTCCAACTTTTTCTTCTTCATAACATTTACGACAACTTGCAGGAATATTACCTTTCAACATGTTTGTGCGCACACTACGCATATAATCGTTATTCCATGCTTCCATAGGTGTTTCGCGGCCAAAGTTTGCTGGTTGACCGTGTTCCATTTTGACTAGTCCTACTGCGTGATCTTCTCCAGCACCACTAGCATTTGCTGAACAACACAAACGCATGTCGCCATTTGGCCTTGTTGCAAAGTGTATCCAAGGAAGTACACAAAAGGTCGAAGAACCGCTGCGTTCTTCAATTTCTCTTTGATACTTTCCTAAATTAGTATTTTCTGAGTTATACCAGAATTTTTCAGTCATTAGTTTTTCGTCCTACAATCATAAAGCGATTATACAGTGGTAATTCTATTTTTCCTGAACACATTACATTTAAATTAGACTGTTTGATAAATTGATCTATATTTTTTACACAACGTATGTGTTCATCTAATTTGTCATAATTGTTACTTTGCAATACTACTAAGGCATTATCTGGAACATTGCTAAGCCACTGTTCGTATTGTGTTTGTGTAATGTGCTCGCAACTGGTGTTTATAACTATATCAGCGTCATACACATAGGTACACATGTCTGCTGTAACTGCTTTAAATTTGCCATCTATTTCCTGATTTTTACAAATAGTGCGAGCAGTTTCTTCACAGGTTTCATCAATATCAACGCTGGTAATATGTTTGATGTTTATATTACTATTAAATAGCAAACTTGCAAGTACACCGTTCCAACCTCCGTGTATTACTATTGTTTTTTCGCTATGATATTGAGGTTGTACGTTCTCTAATATTTCTATCAGCCATATTTTACTGCGTAGTTGTCCCTTCCAGAAACTTTCTAGTGTACGATACCTATCGTTACTATCGCGAATAGCGTCCATCCAAAACATTACATCTTCGATATCAACTTTCATTTTGTTTTCCACAGTGCGGACAATATAGTTTTTTAGGAATCCAATCGTCGCTGTTAGCGATACTCCACCAGCCTTTACAATAATTACAAGTAAAATGCCAAATAGTTTCTTTATCTATTTTCATATTGTTCTCTTATTTTAGGCATGGTTGTTTCAAAAGAACAAACACAATCAGTCTGTTGGCATATTGTAGATTTGATTACTGGCTTAAACTTATCTATAAAATTTGCATCATATAGATTATAATACTCTTTTTCCCCAAATAATTGTTGTCCTCTAGTGCATGCCATTTTGCCGTCTGCTGAAACATGTATCCAATTTACACCAATCGAGCATTTCCATCCTTGAAAATTGTTCATTTTGTTAACACTAATTTTATTGTCTTGTACTTTATATGTTTTATTTAAATTATCTTTAACAGTAACTTTTACTGTTTGATATTTGTTGTTTTTTAAAAACCAGAATATATTACTACGTCGGGCTCTATATTTTTTTAAAATTTTTAATTGATTAGGAGTATACTTAATACTTTGATCAACAAGGTCTTGATATCTTATTGTCCACTTTCGTTTGCTTTTTTTTAAAAAATCTACACAATCTATACATTGTTGCCAAGCAAGTGAATCCATTGGCACTGACACACTTACAATTACATTTTGTTCATACAACCAATCGCATAAATCACGAAAGGCAGGCAAATCTACATATTGATGGTGACAACTTAATTGCACCCTATCAAAATATTTGCCATACTTTTTCCACCAAGACAGTTTTTTTGAACCGTTCGAAGTCATAGAAATTAAACAAGGAAAATTTTCTTTGCAAAAATTTATAATTTCGCCTAGTGCCGGCCAATGACTAGGTTCGCCGCCACTAAAATGAATATCAAAGATTTTTTTATTTGTATTGTTTTGATAATATCTTACTAAATGTAAAATATTTTTTTTAAATATTTCTGCATTAGGAAACTTATGTGTACCTAAATTACTTCCTGGCCAGCAATACCAACATTTATAATTGCAAACGTTGCTAATAGTAATATCTAAATGCAACACTTCCTCATTCCAATTATTGTTAACTTCTACTATTTCCATTTTGGTATTTTACTATCCGCTGAACTAACACATGTAGGTGTTATACACTTACGTGGTTGTTTAAATATTTCAAATCCGTCTGTTAAGGTTCCTA